ATGTTGTTGATGTTGGTGGATATTACAGGACTGTTACAGACGAAGAATTGGACAATGCTTTAGGGATTGTTGAGCATAAAGGCAAGGTAAGAATCGGTATTGATGTCGGAGAAGGACACGACTTGAGTGTTATCATTAAGAGAAGCGATACATTGGCAGAGATTCTTTACCAAACCAAGACAGCAGACCAGATGACTCTTGCGAGAGAGTTGTTTAATCAAGTCAAAGACGAAAAGTTTGATGAAATAAATGTTGATGCAGTAGGAGTTGGTGCAGGTGTTGCTAGTTATTTTGAGGAGCAACTAAACGGCAATAAGGTGAAATGGAGCGAATCGCCAACTAAGGAAAATTCAAAGTACGGTTATAAGAATCTAAAAGCACAGAACTTTGATGATGTTGCTACTTGGATAAGAAATGGCGGGAAACTTAAACCGCACGAGGGTTGGGAGGAACTAAGAAACATAAGACAAAAGGAGGATTCAACTGGAAAACTAAAAATAAAGACAAAGGAAGAAATGCAGAAAGAGGGAATACCAAGTCCCAACTATGCAGACGGATTGGCTTTATCTTTTAATGAGAAAAAATTTGTGGGAATTACGATAATATGAGATGATTTATTGACATTAAAATAAAACTATGTTTGAAAGATTAAAAAGTTCTTTTAGGAAGTTTTTAGAAGTAGAAACACCAACAGAAGCACCACAAAACAAAAAAGAAATAGCAAACTTGCCGTCTTTTGTTCAACCCGCTTTCAGAGATATTGCTCCCGAGAATAGAACTGGGAAATATATTGATGAATTATTTGGTTGGAGTTTTATTGCGATTATGGCGATCGCTGATGAGGTTATTTCTACCCCGATTTATTTACAAAAGAAAGTTGAGGGAGAATGGATTGACGAGGACAAGCACCTAGTCTTGGACTTGCTTAAAAATCCCAACTCTTTGCAATCTTATGCGGAGATTATTTGGACTATAGTTGTTTTTTTATTGGCAGAGGGAGAAGCACCAATTCTTTTGGATAATGCCAAGAATCCAACAATGCTGATTCTTCTCAATCCCGAAAGACTAAAAATAAAATCGGGTGGAGAGGATTTTGTTACTGGCTATGAATATCAAAGGACAGACGGAACTCGGACTGAAATTGCAGGGGACTTGGTAATTATGCTTAAACTTCCAAACCTTGAAACTCCTTTTCGGGGTTCGGGAATTATGAAGCGGATCGCAAAGACGATTGACATTGATAACTACTCGGAAACTTTTTTAAGGAATTTCTTTTATAACGATGCAACGCCAAGTGGAGTATTAGAAACAGACAGCAAGCTAACGGTTGATATTATAAAGAGATTAAAGCAACAGTTTACGCAAAGACACCAAGGAGTAAAGAACTCCCACAAAATGGCGGTGTTAGAGGGTGGATTAAAATTCAATAAGATTTCAAATTCCCTCGGGGAAATGGGAATGGACAAAGTCGGAGAGAAGTTAAGGGATAAGATTTTAGCCGCTTTTAAAGTTCCAAAGAGCGTGCTTGGCATTGTGGAGGACAGCAACAGGGCTAATACCGAAGCTAGCGACATTATTTTTTATAGGCGGGCAGTTAAGCCTAAACTGATATTTCTTTCCTCACAGCTCACCAAATACCTTTTGCCGAAGTTTGGACTTAACGAGGGATACAGACTTATCTTTGAAGAATTAGATACCGAGGATAGAAAACTAATGGCAGATATCCACGCCATTTATATTGACAAAGGAGTAATGAGCGTAAATGAAGTAAGAGAAGAATTAGGAATGGAAAGTATTGCAGAGGGGGAGGAATCACCCGAAGAAACTCCAACCGAGGACGAGCCGAAAGAAGAACCACCGAAAGACGGGAAGAAGAAAGCAGTTGATATGCTTTCAAACATTCTTCTAGAACTTTCAAAAGAGGGAGAACCTAAAAAGAGATTCACAAAAAAAGAGATCGAAGAATACCACCAAAAGAAAATAATGTTTTCGGAGGATTTAGAAGCAAAGTTTAGAAAGAAACTAAAGCTGTATTTCAATAGCCTAAAGAATAGAATCCTAAGCGAAACCGTAAGCAAAGATATTTTATCAAGTGGAACTGCAGAGATAACCTTTAGCGTTGAAGCAGAGAAACAAACAGTTGCCTCAATTTCAATGCCTTTCTTAGAAGAAGCAATTTTGTTACAGGCGAGCAACACAGCGACATTGCTGGCTTTGCCTTCTGCTATTCATAGCCAAGACGAGATAATGAACAAGTACCTTGTGAACACATCAAGAATGCTTGGAGATTCAGTCACGAAAACAACAGAAAAAAGAATTAAGAGAATGCTTAGAGATTGGGCAGAGAGTGGAGAGGCAATAAGCGTTTTAAGAAATGAGATAAAAGATTACTTTGATATTTCCCAAAAGGAAAGAGTGGACAATATAGTTGTTACAGAGATTAGTCGGGCTGCGGGATTTGCTACCCAAGAAACCTATAAGAGGGTTGGAGTAGTTGGCAAGCAATGGGTTACTGCTCAAGATGAAAGGGTTTGCGAATTTTGCGGACAAATGGACGGAATCACAATCCCAATGAAACGAAACTTTTGGAACAAAGGAGATGTAATGGTGGGAGATGACGATAGCACTTTAGATTTTGATTACATGGGTGTTGGCTCATTCCCTTTGCATAATCGTTGCCGTTGCAATTTGATTCCAATCTTTGATGAAGCAGAAATTCCCGAAGATCCGTTTGGTTACAAAAAAGATGCGAAAAAATATCATGAGAAATTATTGGATAGAGAGATAAAGGAAAACAAGTTAAAGGAAAGGGAAACAGACTTAAAAGGAAAAGAAAAGGAAGTAAAAGAACAGGTTAAGAAGCTAAAAGAAATTAAAAACAAATGGATACAAACAAAGAACTAAAAGAACTTTCAAAAAATAATAACATTATGCTAAAACAGAAAGCGGAAGCTGAAGAAAGAGAAAGAAAAGAAAGAACTAATAATATCCTCTTAGAGGTCCTTGATGAATTAAAAAAGATAAATAAAAAGTTAAAAAAGGAAGATGACATTTTACCATTGTAAAAATTGTGGATTCCTACTTGAGAAAAAAGAAGAAGCAAAAGAGGAAACATTGAAGTGCGATAAATGCGGTGCTACTGTTCATTTTACGCCAAAAGTTAAAATGGTTTCGGAGATACTTGCGAAAAAGAGTTAATATACTATACTTAAATAAATTGTTCGGACTAAGTGAGCCGATGGACTAAGAGAGCCTTGTTTAATAACTAGGCTTTTTTAAAAAATGAACAAACTAAAAGGCTACTTAGAGAAAAAAGATAATGAGATAATGGGAATCGCCTCAACTGATTCCAAAGATCGCCATGGAGAAGTTATCAAGCAAGAAGGTTGGGACTTAAAGCAATTCAAAAAGAATCCAGTAATACTTGCAAGCCATAACTCCTTTGAATTTCCGATTGGGAAAGCTACAAACATAAAAGTGAGTAATGGTAAATTAATTTTTACCGCTGTTTTTTCAGAAGCGACTCAAATGGCTAGAGAAGCCTACCAACTCGTTAAAGAGGGAATTTTAAATTGCTTTTCGGTTGGTTTTATTCCTAAAGCGAGAGATGAGAAAGACGAAAGCATAATCACGAATGCCGAGCTATTGGAAATTTCTTTGGTTGCTATTCCTGCTAATTCGGAGGCAGTTGTAATTGCTAAATCACTTACTGGGAATAAGTTTGCAGAAGAATTAATTGTTAAGTGGGTGAAAGATGAAAAGATTTTAAAAGGATTGGAAGAAAAAAAGATTGCTAAGGTTGAACTTTCAGACGGAACTAAATTTGAAATTAAAGATTTTGATAAGTCTTTAGCCTCTTTGGTCATTGGAAACAATGAACCAGCAAGGAAAGAGGAAGCTCCTAGCAAAGAGATTCGCCTCCTAAAAATGGCAGTCGCTAACCTGCAAACGGTTCTTTGCGAAAGAAATAAAAGAAAGGAAGGTGAAAAAAAATGATTGAAGATAAAAAACTAGAAAAGCAAGCCAAGGAATTGGCGAAGGTTATTTCAGAAGAAATGCAAAAAGATTTAAAGGCTTCTTATGATGAGAAGTTTGCGAAACTTGAGCAGATTGCTGATAGCCTAACCAAGAAAGAATCCGAGTTGGTGCAGAAAGTTTTTGTGTCTAACGATTTAAAGAAAGACATTAATTCTTTAGATGAGAAAGAAAGCAAAGAAGCATTTGCAATCGCTATCTTAACGAAAGATGTCGCTACTATTAAATTGTTATGCGAAAAGGACTACGAGAGCCTTGACCCAAGATTAAAGGGTTTAAGCGAAGGAACACCTGCAGACGGAGGCTATTTAGTTCCTCAACACTTCTATAATTCTTTAGTTGTAGAAAGAGATGAGCTAAATGTAATGCGACAGAATGTAACCATTATCCCTATGCGGACTAATGTTCTTACTATTCCTAAGCATGACACAGGTCCTGAAGTGTACTGGACAGGAGAAGGAGTCACCAAGACTACTTCCTCTATGGACTTTACCCAACCAACGATTACTGCATATAAAATGGCTGCGATTCTGTATATGACTGACGAATTAATGGAAGATGCTGCTTTCAATTTGACTGACTTTGTTGTTAGTCGCTTCGCCCAAAAAATCGCTGATATGGAAGAAAAAGTGATTATAAATGGTGCGGGAACGACACAACCAACGGGAATCTTTGTTAATGCAAGCGTTCCAACAATCGCATGTTCGGGTAATTTAGATTTTGATGACATTATCAATCTTGAATACGAACTGCCAGCCAAATACAGACGATTTGCGAAGTTTATTATTCCAAGTGCCAATGTAAAGGAATTGAGGAAACTCAAGGACTCAGACGGCAGATACTTATGGCAAGAACCTGTAGCAGTAGGGCAACCAGCTACAATCCATAATTACCCAGTAATTGAAACTTATTGGGCTCCTGAATCACAGATCGCTTTTGGCGATTATAAGGAGGCTTATTGGCTTGGAGAAAGACATGGCATGAGAGTTAAGATTACTCAAGATACTGAATCAACTTTTACCCAAGATAAAACTGGGATTAGAGTTGTGGAAAGAATCGGAGGTGATGTTATCGTTCCTCGTGCTATCCGAAAACTTATAACTATTCCTTAGTTATTTACCTTGCCCCTTTTTGGGGTAAGGATAAGAAACTAAAATGAGAATAAAGTTTTTAAAAAATTTCGGGGAATACAAAAAGGATCAAGTGGTTGATGTAACTAGAAATGTCGCTCATTCTTTTATTGATAATAGAAGTGCGGTTATTGCAGAAAAAAGAGTTGTTGAATACAAAGACACAAGGTTAAGAAGTTACAAGCAAAAAAATGTTGGTAAGTATAGCAGACGCTAAAACTTATTTAGGGATTAGTGATAATAGCAAAGATGCCTTGCTAACTCTTTTGATTACTGCCGTTGGAAAATCTATTGAAACATATTGCGGAAGAACTTTTGACTCTACTGTTTTTACGAACGAAGAATATGACGGAGGAGGAACTAAAGAATTGAAGTTAAAAAACTTTCCTGTTACCACCTTTACAAAACTTGAAAGGAACAATGCAGAAGATAACAGCAACGATTGGGAGGAGATTGATTCGGAGGATTATTGGGTTGATTTAAATTCAGGAATAATTACTCGGTCAAGTGGATTCCTTGATTTTGAACCTACCGAAGAAGAAGGATTGAGTAGTGATTCGTATTTTTGGGGAAAGAGTAAATATAGAGCAACTTATACCGCTGGATTTGCTACTGTGCCGACTGATATTCAATTAGCGGTTCTTATATCGGTTGCCGATTTATATAGCAGAGGTAAAACTCCGAATGTTAAAAGCGAGAGTTTAGGAGATCATTCAATTACTTTTGCCGATAGTTCGTCAATAAACAACAAAGATGTAAAAGCAATTTTAGATATGTATCGGGAGCCTAATTGCGAATAAGATGAACATTTTTTTTGATAAAAGCGTAAGCGTTCATAGATTGATTGCCAATGGTTCTAAAATGAACTTTCAGACTTTAACAACCACGCTTGAGGGAACATTCCAACCTTTAAGCCAAGAGAAAGCACAAATGTTTGACGGAGGACATGGCGATATGTTTGTTTTTTTTACAGATGCAGGAAAAAATATCAAGCAAGGAGATAAAATAATGCATAATGGAATCACTTATAAAGTTGCTTCGGGTGGTGTAGATGATAGGAATGACGGATTAATTGCTGATTACATGAGCATTTATTGCACAAAACTATGATTACTGTAACCGTAAAAGGACTAGCCGAATTGAAAAGCCAACTTGCTTTATACCCAACAAAGGTCGGAACAAAGATAAAGGAAGGA